ACGCATCGCGAAAATAAGACCAGTTGGGCCAGTCATTGGCTGAACGCCGCAGATGTCATATGCAATAAGGTTAGGCATTGCACGACGAACTAGGGAGATCAATACTGGATCGAAAGTATCGATACCACCAGCGCCAGCAGTTGATGAGCTTGAGCCCATGAAGTTTGCTGGAAGTGCAGATGATGTTTCAGAAAGAGTTTGATACGAACCGTGAGCTGCTGATTCTGTAAGAGCACGTTCAGTGTTCTCAAGCATAATAGCAGTTACGGAACGGCGGTGCTGGTCCTTAATGGCGCCAAGAGCGTCATGGTCTAGGACTGGAGCCCACTTGTTTTGGATTTCCTCAGCTAGATACATAGTAGTTCCTTTCGTTTCTTTTAAAGGTATTGTTCAATTTATTTATATAAGATTACTTCTTAACTGTTTTAGCGATTGCTTGTACATAACGGTTAACTTGTGGATCAACGAATCTTGAACCTGAACCATTAGTATTTTCGATATCGCCTTCAAAAGTTTCTTCTTCGATATTTGAAGAATATGAAGTTGTTGATTTGTTGAAATAGTTTTCTTTAACGATCATAAGCTTTCTTGCATATGTGTTAAGATCGCCATCGAATTCAATACCTTCAACAAGAGCAGCAAATTTTTCCTGCTGTGTTAGTGCAAGGTCAGAGGAAATTTCTTCTAGAATTTCATTTTTATGATTTTCTAAAACAAATCCTTTTAACTCTGTGTTTTCAGTAATTGTTTCGTCAAGCTTTGATTCTAGTGCATTTACCTTATCGGCAAGAGCTTCTAGAACATCAACCTTTTGCTGTGGTACATCGATATAATGTTCAGCAAAAAGATTCTTTAATCCATCCATGAACTCTTCTGAAAGTTCATTACGGAGAGATGATTCGATGGCTACTTCATTTTCTGTCATCCAATTTTCAACTACATAATCGAGATATGTGTCGAGTTTGTTAGTAACTTCTTCAGTGAAAGTATAAAGTTCATCATTAAATCTTGCTTCAAATTCTTCTTCAAGACGAGCTGATTCAGCGATTAAACGAGCGCTGATAGCTGCTTCAAATAGAGTTGATGCTTTTTCTTTAAATTCTTCTGATAGGTCTTGACCATCAAACATTTCCTCAACGTCTTCTTTGACATTAAGTTTTGGCATTGGCATATTAGTTGATGGACCTTTGCTGCTTACAGCGTGTGATGGATTCATACGAATTGATGCTTCGTTTTTACCTTCCCAATTATCAACACCCCAGTTTTTATTTGGGCCATAAAGACCGATAACTTTATTGAAAAAGTCAACCATGTCTGACTTACCCATGCCATTCATCATGTGCATCATGCCAGTCATCATACCAATTTTTGACTTAGTAAGAGCTTTTGAATCAGAAACAGAACGAGCAGCTGGCTTGAGAGTTGAAGCTGAAAGAGTGTCTTCTTTTACAGAACCATATGCAGCAGGTCTTTTCTTACCCTTTTGTGCTTTTTCGTCATCTTTTTCATCGCGCTTTCCGGAAACTTTGTTAGTTTTAGACCAGCCCTGTTCACGTTCTGACTCAGTGCTATCTTCTTCCTCTTCTTCTTCACGACGAGCTTCTTCCATCTTACGATGACCGCCCTCTTCTTCCTCTTCTTCTTCCTCTTCGCCTTCTTCTTCCTCTTCACGCTTCTTTGATTTAGCGCGAGCTTTCTTCTTAGCTTCTTCTAATGAAGCTCTGAAGATTTCTTGAAGGTCGGTATTGTTTTCGATATCAGCCATTAGAAAAGTCTCCTTTAATAGATTTTAGAATTATTTATATAATATGTTGGTTTACTGTTAATGAAGCGATATAATCTTCAAAAATAGCTAGTCTTTGTTCTTCAAGTTGGGATCTAGACATTTTACTAATAGCTTTTTTGATACCATCAACTTTTTCTTCATACCAAGTGTCTTTAATTGGATCATAAATCCATTCAACGCCTTCCATAATGCCTTCGACGAAAGCATGAGGTGCTGATGGATCATGAACAATATCAGCAGCAGTAGCAAGTTTGAAGTCAGGTCCAACTTCCATAATGCCGTCTTTACCTGCTTTTAATGAACCTAAACCACGTGATGAAACACCAATTTTACCACCTGATTTTAAAAGACCTTTTGCAATATTGCCCATTGGTGTATCAGTAAGTTTTGCTTTACCAATAAAATTAGAACCATCTCTTTTAAGATCGACAATGATATGTGAAACACGGTCAAGATTAATAGCAGGACCAGCTGGATGACCAAGCTCGCCGAAAGCACGATTATGCTTGACCATATCTTTCATATAACGATCTACTTCTTTCGATAGAATATCAATTGGATAAATTCTACCGTTACGGTTTTTTAAATTACCTTGAAGAAATACACCATGAATAAAATGTTCCTTTTCGCCAGATTCTTTGGCTTCAGAAAGATATTCTACTTCTTCAGTTAGTTCTGTAATTAACTTCATTTTAGTTCCCTTATGGAGATGATTGTGCGGTCCAAGAACCGTAGTACCAATATATTCTTGCACCAGTAGTACCATCTGTTCTGATATATTGTGAACCAGTAACAGGGGTGCCAGTAGCAGAAGATGCTGCACCAGTAACTTTTGTTCCACTAGGAGCGCCAGTACCATAAGCAATAGTTGGTGAACCGCTGCCGCCAATAGTAACGCTAGTACCAGTTTGGATAGATGCTTTAACAGTCATATTAAACACCCAATCCAGGAGTTACATAAATTTGAGATGTGCCAGAAGCAGTAATTCCAGTAAAATAAGAATTAGCAGGTGCCGAAATAATTTCTACTGTTCCTGGAAGAATTGGTAAACCAGTATTACTAGTAGAAACAACAATAGCATTATTATTTGCAATAGTTGCACTAGAGCCATATCCAATAAATGTTAAATACGAACCTGAGTTAAAAATACGATATTGACAATAGCTATAATTAATATTTGCAGTAGTTCCAACAGCTTGTATCGCAGTTGGGGCTGCAGTGTTACCTAAAAAAGTAACAGTATTTCCAATTGGATTAAAAGCTCCAGCTGCTGGTGATATATACGCCATTATACTCTCCCTTGATCAATAGTGCCATATGTGTTTAAATTCATTGAGCTGTCGGCTGGAGAAGTTTCTTCTTTTTCCATTTTCTTATTTTTCTTTTTCTTTTTGCCATCTTCAAGCATTGGCATTGCTAAATCTTCTTTGACAGACTTTTTATTAAGCATGTAATCACGAACGCCTGAAATCATTGATTTTGCAACAGCAACCTTTGATTGAACCCATGGCTCAATGTGCATATCTTTTGGCATTCTTGCTAGAAGATCTTCTGCATCAGAGCAGATGGCTCTAAGCTCAGTACCAACCATGCTTATTTCTTCTTCTGTATCATCATGATCTTTTTCTTCAGAACGCATCATGGCATATTTTGCACCAAGAGCTCTCTTAATACGTTGTTCTTTCGAATCGCCAGCAAACATTTTATTTTTTGAATGAACAAAGTCATTTATTACTTCACTAGTAGGAGTTTTTTTTGTAATGACTTCTTGGAGACCTTTACCGCCACTGAGGATAAGGTTTTTTTTAGTACCTTTTTTCATTTTACCACAATCGCATGATGCACCTTCATACATATTACCGCATGCTTCGCATCTCATTTTAGAATCTTCGTATACTTTTTCTGATTCTTTTTGATCTCTACCCATAAGTTTATTTTGAGGAGTCTTTAAAGAATACTTTACTTTGTCGCCATTGTATACATCTTCTTTATTACCTGCGCGACCTTCCCATTCTTCAGTGTCATGAGCTTTTACAAACTTCTGACCCATTTCATCTTTTGGCATGTAGTCAACCCCTGGAAGTTCTCCAGTTGAACCAGCTCTAACCTTAGATTTATTTACGCCTTCCAACTCCTTTAAGTTTTTAGGAGCAACACTTCTTAGGGGTTTCTTAGCCATTAGTAATCTTCCTCTGAGTTATATTCGCTTTCAAAATCTTCTTCTGAAGAATACATACTTTGTGCGATTTGAATTTTTCTATCATTAACCGCAGCTTGTATTTTATCTACCATTAACTCACCAAACACATGTTCAAAATCTAATGGTTGTTGATTGGTAGATGTTGCAATTAAATCTTCTATACTGTATTTATTATTCTCTGTCATGTTATATTCTCCTTATTGGGCAGTAGTACCGCCACCAGTACCCATTTTTTTCACTACATCTGGATTTTTGGCAACTATTTGTACAGCAGCTTTGTATTTGGATTGATCTTGAATTGAACGCTGTGATTTAGGTTTTTTCTTCATTTGATCTACAGTAATCATTGCCTGTCTAACTTCTTCAATTTTATTTGGATCAGCTTCAGGTTGTTGATTATCATCAGCTGGAGGTTGTGCAGCCTGTTGTTGCTGTTGAAGCATTTGCACATTCTGTTCAATAGTTGGATTAATCCAACGTGGATCTTGTGATTGTGTTTCTTCGGTAATTTGCTCGTCCATTTTTTCAAGATCTTCATCAGTTTGATGAAGGATATTTTTACGAATCCAAGCATGGGAATAATATTTACCAACCATATCTTGAAGATTACGAGCAAGGTTTGCACGACCTTCAGTAATTTCATTATTTTTTAATTCAGTGAAATAATTATCTCTTGAATATTCATATTTGAAATCCATAGCAAGTTTTTGAAATTCTTCAATAGTCATTACACCCTTAAGAACTAATTGTTTCTCAAGAATTTTAGTAAATAGGCTAGAGAATCTCAAACGTAAACGAACAACGAAACGGTCAAATTTCAATTCGTCACGGGTAATTTCTGTTGCACGTCCAATAGAGAACAATGCATCTGAATTTAAACGGCTGATAGGAACATTCAATGTCTGAAGAAATTTCTTCTGAAAATAAAGAACGTCATCCATCTGGCCTAAAGTCTGACCGCCTGGAAGTGTGGTCACTTCTGTACCCTTTCCACCTTCACGACGTGGTAACCAGTAATCTTCTAGCATCGTCATGAATTTGCGGTCATCTCTTACTTCGCCTGATGAGGCGTCGTAAATCAATCTGTTTTTATGCTTAACCATAATGTCGCGAACATATTGTTCAGCTTTCATCTTAGGTAAGTTACCAACGTCGATATACCAAATACGACGTTCAGGTGCACGAGCAAGGCGATAGATAACCAATGCGTCTTCAAGTGTGCGCAACTGGTTCAATGCCTTAATAGCTTTGTGTAGATATGATAGAACCATTGTACCTTGGTTATCAGTTAAACCAGATACAATGTGAAGTACTGAATCTTTAGCAATTTTTAAACCATTTGAACTTGGCCCAACTGCTTTGTTACCGTAATTGAAACCTTTATCATTGAAGATAAAGTATTCATTAACAGTTTTTGTCATAACACCTTCACCAGTAGTCATACCAGTTTGTAGTTTTCTTTTAGCAACTTCACGAACTTTACGGATCTTGCGTGGATCTACGTATCTAAGTTCTTTGATGCCTTCTTTAACTGCTTTGTCATCAACAAGAACATGATAGTATAAACGGCCATCGATATACCAACGGCGATAAATGTCATATGCATGTTTGTTGAAATCAAGAAGTTTCAAGCATTGCTGAAATTCTTCTCTAATAACTTTTTTAATATTATCGGAAATATCTGTATTGTCTAAATTAATATCGACAATAGTTTCATCATCACAAGATAATGATTCATTTACAATTTCATCAACCGCTGCATCACATTCTGGCTGAAGAGCCATTTCGCGGTATTTTGTAACTAATTCTGCTTCTGTTCTTACTGTACCGTCAAGATCAACGTATGTGCCATAAGCACCACCTGCTGCTACTACTACTGCTCCGTCATCATTCTCCTTTGGGGCGAATGAAGGTAGCGTATCAACTGGTATTTTACGTTTGAATTCAAACCCAAATAGTTCTGCCATTTAAATCTCCAAAATGGAGAGGGGTTTTATCCCCTCTCCGTTATCACTGTAATAATATTTAGGCTGGACCAGCTGGGCCATCTTCGAGAGCTGCTTGGCCATAGACGTTTACGCCACCAGCTTTTTTATCAGAAGCTTCGATTCCTGGAATCCAATAATCATAAGCAAAGTTAACTGTGAATGTTTCAACTTGGTTAGCTGAATCCCAGTCTAGAGCAATTGGACCAATAGTGGTTGGGAAAGCTCCAACTATTAGATATGATCTAAGTTCAGAACCGTCTTTACCATATTGAATAACTTCAAGGTCTTGCTTATAAAGTTCGAAGTTAAGGTTAGGATCGCGAACATTTGATACAAGACGATTAAGACCGTTTGACCATGTTTCGAACAATGCACGAACAGCGAAATCTTCGTCATTCATTACTGTTACTGACCAATCAGAGAAAGTACGTTCGCCAGCAACTTTAATTTTACGACCAAAATATGGAACGTCGATTGAAGCTACAGTTGAATCTGGTAGTTCAGCTGCACGGCAGACGAAACGAAACTTGTCTACTGAAACATTGTCGATACCAATGCCAGTTGGTACTGACATGAATACATTGAAGAGGGATGGTCTAGTACCACCGTATACTAGACCATTAGATTTGAAAGCACTAATATTAAAAGGCATCTACATTACTCCTTTGAGTTTTATCTATTTATTAAAACTGACCAACAACTTCGGAGAACTGAACACCAGTAGCAACAGCTACGAAATTCAATTGGATAAAGTTGATAGAACGAGCTGGCTTAATATAGATATCGCCAACGAACTGATTCGAATCAACAATAGTAGGTGTATTGTTGGTGTCATCACAGACAACTAAGAAGTCAGTAATACCGCGACGACCTTGAATAGTGCGTAGGTATGGAGTTACAAGATTTTTAAACTGTGATCTTGTAAATGCATCGTTGAATTCAAAGAGCGAATACTTTGCAGCGATTGATATTGCTTTTTCAAGAACAAGGAACAGACGACGAACATTGATGCGGTCGAATGCAGATGGTTTTGCTTGAAGAGTTTTATCGCCATAAAGAACAATGCCCTGTCCAGGGAATGCAACAACTGGATTAATACCATTCTTATATAGAGTATCACGATCAGTATGTTTTGGGTTATACGCTAACTTAACAATATTTTTGATTTGACCGCGATTGAAACCAGCAGGTGACCACCATGCATCGTTAGTTTGATCTGTACGAGCGCATAGACCAGCAACGTCACCATTCAACGGAATCCAACGATAGATATCGTTGTAACGATCGTATTGATACTTGTAGCCAGAATCCATTACAGCGTATGAAGTAGAATGAAGATTATTTCTCCAACCAACTAGATTAGCTGCTTCTAAACCATATTGGCCAATTTCAAGAGATTTGTCTGGTGAAATAAGAGCAATACAATCGGCGCGAAGTGTTACGATATTATCAATGATATAGTTAGCTAGCTGATAAGTCTGGCCAGAAGGTCCAAGAGGACGACCCTGAAGAACTAGAGAAATATCTACATCTTCTGCAGATTGGAATAAATTATAAGCATTTGCAATAATCGCAAGATTATTTGCATTTGTTTCATCTAAACCGTCTGAACCAAGAACAAGCTGCATATTTGATGGGTTGCTATCAGTTGAAGATGATACAAGAGCAGCATTAGCTGAAGGAGAACCTGAACGATCATTTGCCCACCAGATATATGTCGAATTCTGGTTAATTACTTCTTTATAGTAATTTACAGAATTATCATCTGTTTTAGAATCAGTAGCTCTTGACATATTCGCGAATGTTTCAAGAATAGTACCTGGAGTACCAGTAAATAAACCATTGTCGTCAACAACAACAACGTGAAGCTCGTCGATAGCAGCTGAGTTACCGTTATTAATAACGTAATCAGAAGTTCCTGGAGCAACGTTAACAAGATTATGGAATTCCCAGTAACGAGAAACTGTGCTAGTTGAATACGCTGTAGCAAGTCTATAAGGAGCTTGGAACTGCATTGTTAGTGTTGTAGTATTAGCAGCAACGTTTGCAGTTACTGATAAAGTATTTGCAATTTGTAAATATTGGAAACCAATGGCTGCATTACCTGCAAGGATCTGATCTCCGACAGAATACTGAGCAGCATTAGCAAAACCATTAGACTGGCCAGAGAACACAACAGAAGCTGTATTGCTACCAATATTAAACGATACTACACCGTATTGATAAGAACCAGCAGCTCCAGCAACTGCGCCTGTACCAACTGAAGAGTTAGCATAACCGTTTGCATATGTTACGTTTGAAGAGAAAGCATTTACAGAATCACAAACAGAAATTCTTAAAGAATTACCGATTGCACCTGGATATCTTGCAACGTAGCTAACGCCTGTATCGAAATTACCATTAACTGTTAAGTATGTAGTTGAATTGGTAACAATCTGGTTAGAAAGGTTTGCAGTATATGGAGTCGCTGTTACTGGATCGAAAGCTAAAGCAGTATATGATGTTTCTGGGTGACCAAAATAGATACCAACAGCGCCATTTGTTACGCCAGAAGTATTAGACATAGTAAAGCAAGTGGTATTAACAATTGCGGTAATTACAGTAGATATGGCAGGAACAAATGCATTTGCATTAGTAATTTGAGTTACATACATACCAGTCGAAAGACCAGCTGTATTTGAAACATATACGTTAGCAGCGGTTGCGGTGACGTTACCTGAAACTACTGGAGTAGCACCGCTAGTATTAGCTGCACGTGATACATATAGGCTATTTGAATATGATAGGAAGTTAGCCGCTGTGAAAAACGTTTCAGCGTTATAATTTGTTGGTTTACCGAATAAGTTAACCAATTTTGATTCTGAATCGACTTGTACTCTTTGGGATACTGGACCCCAACGGAATACACCAGCAATCGCACCATCAGAACTAGCAACTGATGGAACAACTGTAGTAAGATCGATTTCCGTAATATTAACGCCTGGACTTAGTTGAACTGCCATTTTTTCTCTCCTTTTAAACGAGAATATAATTTTGTTTATGTTATTTATTAAAAGTCTTCTCTTACATTCCACATCCAACTATCAGGCACAAATTTTTCAATAGTTTCATCATATTCATCTCTTCCATCCTCAAAAAATCCGAAAGGAACCATGTCTTGGTCTAGATCTTCGTCAGACTTTTCTTTCATTGATAAGAGAGTGTTTATGTTAGTATAGTCTTTAAAATATTGCTGTTCAGAAAGCCAAGCAAATAGCACCAATGGCATAACCATGTCATCATGTTTTCCAGACTCAGCTTCAAACGAGTTAGCTTTCTTAGAGAAAGTAGAAAACTCATGAATAGTATGAAAGTCGTTAATCAAAAGCTGATTTTGTTCTATTAATAATTTTAAAATAGAACAACCAATTGATTTAACAATTTTTGTAGTACGAATACCTTTATCTACGCTACCTCCACCGAAACCGCTGGTAATACGTTTACCTGATCTACCTGCATTTTCAGTAAAGAGAACACTTTCATATCCCAAATCATAGTGTAGAGTATGAGCAACCTGCTCACCAATATCATTTACTTCAACAAGAACTGATGCATTATTATATGCTTTTGCTACTCTATGTATAACTTCAGCATAGTCAGCAGGGCCAATATGATTATTTCTATATGTACACGCCTGTTGATAAGGCATTGATGTGACATCCATTAATTGGAATGCAGAGTAATCTAAACCTTTACCTCGAGAAACGTCACACACCATCATATATACATGGTCTTTAATTGGTTGGAAATACTGAGCCAATCCTTCTTTATTAACCAATGGAGTTTGGTGAACCATCTCCTTCAGTTTCCAACCTGCAATGAGAGTTCCAGAAGAACCTAGAAATTCACAGCAATATTCCTGATTGAATTTCTCATTATCGAAGTTCATTGCAGCAAGAGTATCTTGCCTCCAAGCCTCGTTTCTTCCAGGAACATTCTCCCATGCAACACGAATACTTTGGTATTGGTTGCGTTTCTCTATAGCATTAATCCAAATACTATAGAAATGGTTTAACCCATTTGGTGTTGAAACGAGAATAATCTTAGATTCAGAACCAGAAGAAATCGTAGGATAAACCGATGTAAAAAAGTCATCCCAGTTTTCGATAAAGGCTGCTTCGTCGATGAATAGAAGGTTGATCGAATAACCACGGATGGCGTCTGTTGAGGTAGCGGAAGCTATAACTCTTGAACCATTTTCGAGTTCCATCGAACCCTTATTCCATTCTTTGATGCCCTGTTGTAACCAAACTGGAAGATGTTGATACGCCAGCTGAATACGCCCAAGAATTTCACGAGCAGTATCGCCTTTGTTGGCAAGTAGAGCTACAGTTTTATCAGCATGGAAAATAATATACCAAAGAATAAATGCGCAAGTGGTAGTTGACTTACCCGCCTGACGAGCCGTAGTAATAATATTAAAACGGTTAGCAGCAAAGGAACGTAACATTTCCTTTTGGTAATCATAAAGTGTAAACCCAATAAGACCTTTATCGACGTTTACGATCTTCATATAAGACTCAGTAAAATATACTGGATCTTTAGAGCATTTAATGTACTCTTGAACTAGCTGTGGTGTCCACTCTATCGGTTGGTTAGCACGTTTTAATAGAGTATTACCATTATAGCCAGTGGCTACTTTACCTAAATCTGGAGTTAACATTATGATTTCATATCAGATATAACCTTTTGTAATTCAGCAGTAGAACCGACAAAAAGATTATTAGTTATATTTTTAGCCTGTGCATTTGTAGGTGCATCGACAGCGTTAATTTCTCTAATTTTAGTTTGAAGATCTAGAAGATCTTTATTAGCTTGAAGCATAGTATCCATAAGCTTTGCTAATACTTCAAACGCTCTTGGGTGTTGAGAGCTGTCTGCAATTTGTCCAAGTTTGAATATAGCTTCTTGACCATTTTGAATTACTTCGTGTATATTAGCGCGAGCTGCTTCAAAATCATTGAGCGCACTATCATTGTGGGCTGTTGCTATAATATTCTGTACCGTACTATTAGTTGGTAGAGGATTTATTCCAAGAGCTTCACTTAAAGGATCATTATTAGAATTATTTGTCATTTTTTCAACTTGGTTTTACATTAGTTATTTCCGTAATAAAGCCATAATCGTCTGTTGCTAATATTTCTTCGTACGGAATAGATAAACTTGCATTTGATGTAGGGGTGCCATTGGCAGTAAGTCCAGGCTGAATAGTAATATATTCAGAAACTGGAGTATTACCTACAGCTGTAGAATCCACATTTGCAGGTATAAGGAAATTTGCTTCAACGAATTTAATAACGCCACCTTTTTTAACTGGTCCATATAATGTGCCTTTTAATAGCAAATCAAGAGTCCAAATAATTGCTCTACGTTCTTTAAAGTCGCCATCATATTTATCTTCATATTTAATATCATTTAAAATCACTGGTATATCTAGTACTATTTCCATCTCAGGAATTAATTTGACAGTAGTTGTCCAATCTGGTGTAAAAAATGGAAGTATTTGTTCTATAATTTTAGTTCCATCTTCTGTATTTTTAACATAGATACTAACTTTAAATTCTATATTATATGGAACTGGATTATATTGATAATTCATGTAAGTATTGCTATTAGAAATAGCTGATCTACCAACTGTGTTTAATTTTCTAGTTCCATCATATCTCATCTGGCCCATTTCAAATGAAATCATAGGTAATGTCGTTGTTGCTGTTTGTCTATCAAGATTAGGGTCTTGAAGAACACGTGCAAGCATTTTATCTTTGGCAGCATATGTAACAGGTACTTTTATAAGAGCTGTTTCATCTCCAGATTCGCCCTCTTTTGTAATACGAATATCATTGAATAAAGTTCCAATAAGTATAACATATTTACGAATTAAGCTGAAGTAAAAAGTTTGACCGAACATTATTCATTACCTTCACTGAAAGGATCATTTGAACTGAAATCAATAAACATATCTGATTCTTTCTGTATTTCATCATTGTCTGCGGCGACTAGAAGTTTGTTTAGTATAGCACCTTCAAGAACTATATAATTACCATCTTCTGTCATAATGCTATCTCCAGATTCAGTTTTAATAGTCCAATCTAATTGATTAGTGCTGAATTTTTTCTGAAGAATATCAATTTCAGGAATACCTGTATTGATCGTTTCATTTGAATATTCGAATAATTCACAGGTTAATTCCCATGTTTGTAATGCACCTAACTGATAAAACATCTCAAACTTAGATACAAATTTAATTTGGAAACATTTTTTATTTAATGGGAAATATATAAGGTCGCCTTCATTTGGTCTTAATTGTGCATTATATGATGCGATATCCTCGTTAAATCTTCTTTGGGCGATAGAAAATACAACTTGGTCTCTAATTTCAAGACCAAATTTAGACATAAAATTACCATCGCCTGAGAAACCATTAACCGATTTAATATACAGTTCAATTGGATATGCATGAATATAACTTGATTGGTCGTCGGCTCCGTAAACTGAATCATAGTTATTCAGCTGACGTGGAATATAATACATATCTTCTCCATAAATTTTTATGGATTCAATAATCAAATTCTCAATAAGCAATTGCTCTTGAGATGATTGAAAATTATTGAAGAAGAAATTAGTCGCCATTAACTTAACCTATCTGATCTGAAACAGGTATAGTTATAGTCATCATTTCTTTCTCAAGTTCTGCACGTTCTTGAGTTGCTTCATCATATATTTTTTGACCATTAAACTTTAATCCTCCAGGCATTTGCATACCTTCGAATTTTTTTAAGTTTTGACCCCATTGTTGTTTAATAAGACATTCAGCATAACGTGATAACCAACGATCACCCCAACAA